ACAACTATGGCTTCAGGTGATTATGGCTGGTTTGCCGCTACTAGCGTTTAATCAGTTTTTGTAGTAAAAACGAAGGGTTACCTCAAAAGGGTAGCCCTTTTTTTCTTTAACCGTTTGACCTTTAATACCTTGAAGGAGATTTAAAAATGGCTTTACCATCAGATGAGCAAAATGCAGACAACCGTTTACAGGTTCGTTTCTATAAACGCCCAGTACAGCAAGATCACGAAACACAAGAAGCTGGCAGACCAATTTTTAAAGAATTTGACTTTGTCCATATTTGTGTAGCTGGTGATACCCTAACCGAAATCGATACTTATGTCCTTAATAGTCATAAACAGCGTTTTCCACAGCAATGGGCTAACTATCAGAACCGTGTAGGCGCAAACGATGAGCAAATTATCGGTACTCCTGTATCAGAATGGCCTTTAGTGTCCAAATCACAGGCTGAAGAACTACGGGCAATGAAGTTCCACACCGTTGAGTCTATTGCAGGTGCATCCGATCAACAATTACAGCGTATGGGTATGGCGGCAGGAATGTCACCCTATGCGTTTCGTGATAAAGCGAAGGCATTTTTAAATTTAGCGACAACTGCGGCTGAAACTGACAAGCGTGAAAGCGAAATTAACGCTTTAAAACAAGAACTTGCCAAAAAAGACGAAGAAACTGCTAAAATAAAGGCTGAAACAGATGCGAAGCTGGCCAAAATGCAAGATCAAATGACCGCTATACTTGCCGCTGTTGGTGAGAAAAAACCCCGTAAAAAGACGGTAGCCACAGAGGAAGCCTAATATGTCATACAGCATGGGAGATGTAAATACAAAACAAAGCATTTCTCATGCTTTTTATACCTATGCACATATAAACGCAACTACCAACAAAATATTTTATATTGGTAAAGGTTCAAAAAATCGTTATAAATCAACATATAAACGAAGCACCCATTGGAATAATATTGTAAATAAGTATGGATTTAATGCTGAAATATTGGCTAATTGGAATTCTGAAAAAGAAGCATTTGATCACGAAAAACTACTTATTTCATGTTTTAAAGATATGAATTATGTTTTAGCTAATAAAACTAATGGCGGTGAAGGAACTGCAAGTGACAAAGTTAAACAATCTGCTTTAAATAGACCAAAACGAGTTTTAACTGAAGAAACCAAGAAAAAAATTAGCTTGGGAATGATTGGTAGAAAATTAAGTGCAGAAACTTGTAAAAAAATAAGTGATTCTCATAAGAATAAAATTGGTCATATACCTAATGAAGAAACTAGAAAAAAAATGAGCAATTCTTTATCAGGGAAAAATCACCCTATGTTTGGGAAAAAACATTCTGAAGATACAAAGAAAAAAATGAGCAAAGCCAAAAGGAATAAACATGAGTTATAACCTATTACAGCTTGTCCAGCAAGTTACGGCTGAACTAAACTTAGCCGTTCCTACCTATGTAGCAGGCAATCCTAGTCAGGATGTGCAACAAATCTTGGCTCTGATGAACCGTGCTGGGTATGACTTGGTTAAGGAGTACGATTGGCAAGCATTAGAGGTAGAGTATCGTTTCTACACAACCGCTGTAACCACAACCTGCGACACTACGAATGGCACTTATATATTAGGTAACATTCCAAGTACCGTAGGTTTGGACAGCACCTATTCAATCGTGGGGACAAATGTACCCCAAGATACCTATGTTGATCAAGTTATTGATGCCCATACAATTACAACTACCCAGTTATCGTCTGCTACATCTTATGGTGGATCGGTCACATTTAGCAAGACTATCTATGACTTGCCGCCTGACTATGAAACTATTACAGATAACACGCATTGGGATAAGACAAAGCATTGGCAGATGCTTGGCCCAGTCGATGCACAACAATGGCAATGGCTAAAGTCGGGTTATATCTCAACAGGGCCACGAGTTCGCTGGCGTATTCTTGGCAATGAATTTCAGATATGGCCACCCTACAATACTCAAGAATATCTAGGTTTTGAGTACCGTTCTAGGGGATTTGTAAAAGATGCAACTGGTCAAGTAAAGAATAGCTTTACTGCCGATACCGATACTACTGTCTTAGATGATGACGTCATTGCATTAGCGACTAAACTTAAATACTTCCAAATCAAGTCTTTTGATACTACTGCATTGAATCAAGACTACATACGCTATTTGAATGTGGCTAAAGCTAACGATAAGGGTTCTGCTACCTTATCATTTGCACCACAACCAAGTGCCGTTCTTATTGGCTGGGCTAATATCCCTGATACTGGCTATGGTTCTTAATCATGGCAATTCAAGGTAGAAACGCCACCACAACATCGATGGCCGCCCCTATTGGGGGATGGAATAACAGGGACTCATTGGCAGAAATGCCGCCATTAGACGCTGTTGAATTGGTTAATTTTTGGCCTACTCCTACAGATGTACAGCTAAGAAAAGGTTGGACTAAGTACAGCACAGGAATTACAGGGCAAGTTGATACGATTATTAACTTTCCTACAAACAACTCTGAAGGCTATAAACTTTTTGCATTTGCTGGAACTCAGATTTATGACGCTACAAGCTCTACAGCAACGGTCGTATTTACTGGATTAACTAACGCCAAGTGGCAGTATGTCAACATGACTACCGCTGGTGGCAACTTTATTATTGCTTGTAACGGTGTAGACCCTACCCTTATATATGACGGTACGGCTTGGGCATTTATGGCTACAACCCAAACTGCTGTGACTATTAGCAGTATTACGCACACAGGAACAACAGCGAATGTTACTACCGCAACTGCACATGGTCTAGTAACAGGCAATAGAATCAGCTTATCGGGTGGTGTTCCTACTGATTACAACGGCACTTATGTTATTACCAAGACAGGTACAAATACATTTACCTATGTAATGGCTACGACCCCAGCTTCTAATGCAACAACTGTACCAACCTATACGATTACAGGGATTACGGGCGTAAATAGTAACATATTTGTTAATGTCAATTTGTTTAAAAACCGTTTGTATTTCTGTGTTAATAATAGTTTAAGTTTTTGGTATCTTGATGTAGAAGCGATCTCAGGCCCAGCTACAGAGTTCCCTTTAGGTGCTATTTTTCGCAATGGCGGTTATTTACAAGCAATGGGTACATGGACACTTGATGCTGGTTATGGTGTAGATGACTTTGCTGTATATGTAACCAGTATGGGTGAAATTGCCGTATATCAAGGCTTTGACCCTAGCGATCCTAATAACTGGGCAATGAAAGGTTTATGGCAGATGGGTCAAACCTTTAGCCGTAGATGCTTCTTTAAGTGGGGCGGTGACTTATTGCTATTAACGCAAGACGGGTTAGTACCATTGACGTCTGCATTGCAATCTGATCGTTTAGACCCCCGTATTAACCTGACAGACAAGATTTTCTACGCTGTTTCATTAGCTTGTAGTGCTTATGCTAACAATTTTGGCTGGCAAATTAATTATTTAGCAGAAGCTAATATGCTGATTTTGTCCATTCCGACATCAAACGGCATGGAACAGTATGTAATGAACACCATCAATAAGTCTTGGGCTAGGTTTACTGGAATACAGGCTTATTGCTTTACCGTATCAGGTGATCAGGATATGCACTTTGGCGGTAATGGCTATGTTGGTCTGTTCTTTAATGGTTTTTCTGATAACAATACTAATATTGTTGCTACAGCGCAACAGGCTTATAACTACTTTGAGAGTCGTGGACAGCTTAAACGCTTTACACTAGTAAGGCCTATATTCCAAACAGATAACGGATTACCGACCGTTTTATGCGGAATTAGCACAGACTTTGACACAGTACCATTAACCAATCAGCTTGCCTTTAATCCATCTATTGCAAACACAGGTATTTGGGATTCTGCTAAATGGGATCAAAACACATGGGGCGGTGGACTTGTGACTACAAAATATTGGCAAGGCGTGACAGGTACAGGATTTGCCGCATCGATTAACTTGAATGTGGCATCTCAAGGAATTGATTTTCATTGGGCCTCAGTCGATTATGTAATGGAGCGAGGTGGGGTTCTTTGAGGAGAGTCACTACCGAAGATCAAAAGTACATGGGTGACTGGCTGGTTCGCTTAATGAACTACCCACTACCCGAAGAAACAGTCTGCATCGGACAAGAAATTGATGGTGTTTTATCAGCAGTCGTAGGATTCTGTAGTTTTATGCCTAAATCGTGCCAAATGCACATTGCGGCAGTAGACGAAGTAAATTGGATAAGTCGGGATTTATTATGGGCGGCTTTCGATTACCCCTTTAATAAACTAGGAGTTAGCGTTATACTAGGGCAAATCTGTGCTGATAACACGGATGCACTAAGGTTAAACCGACACTTAGGCTTTAAAGTTGTAGCTGAAATACCTGACGCTCACATGGAAGGCGATTTGGTAATTATGGCTATGAGGAAAGAGGATTGTCGGTGGTTAGACATCCAATGTCCTTTGAGGAAATTAAAAGGGGAATGACATGGGTGGTGGTGGATTTTTAGGATTAGGGCCTGCGCCAAGTGCGCCAGCCGCACCTGACTATACTGGAGCGGCAAATGCTACAGCCGCAGGTAACTTAGCGGCCGCACAAACAGCGGCGGCGGCAAATCGTGTAAACCAAGTAACCCCTTACGGTAACCTTAATTACAGTCAAAATGGTACGGATGCTCAAGGCAATCCTACTTGGACAGCTACTACAAGTCTTTCCGATGTCGGTCAGCAACTATTAAACAATCAAAATTCTACAAGTCTTGGATTAGGTTCTGCAATTAATTCTCAGTTAGGAAATGTTCAGAACACAATGGGGCAGGGATTTAAC